TGACTAAAGTTCTTGTCTCCGGACAGGCTTCGGATTATGCTTTCTATCGGGAAATAGTCGGCAGGATCGAAGGCATTGAAAGTGCCAAGCAGATCCTGCATGACATTCTCAAGGCCCGTCTTCACAACGATGAAGATGATTGAAGAAAAATAATAATAGCAACGATAAAGGGAGCAAGTTGAATGTTTCAAGTTCAGATGGATAAGTCCATCGCAAACGACGAGTGGATCAGTGATGAGGAGGTAAAGCTTTCGGCAAAGGATCTTCCACATCTACCAGCATATCATGTCGTTGTTCGTCCTGTTTCGATCAGGGCAAGGACAAAGGGTGGTGTATTTCTTCCGGACAAGGTGAAGGATGATGTTGCCTACCTGACGACTGTCGGTAAGGTTCTCAAGCTTGGTGACATGGCCTACAAGGACAAGGACAAGTTTCCAAATGGTCCTTGGTGCAAGGTTGGCGATTATGTCTGCTACGCAAAACTTACTGGCCAGAAGTTTGTATTCAAGGGTGTAAAGCTTCTCCTGATCTACGACGATCAGGTCATCATGAAGATTGACAATCCAAAGGATCTTGACACGACCTACAATCTGTCAAACTGATTTGTATACAGTAATATGCTGTGCTAACATACAAGTCTTTTCAACGTAAACGTTAGTTTCGTAACTAGCGATAAAAGGGAATAAAATGAAGGTAACTGAACGTGCTCCATCGGAGGGAGCAGACAAGGTAGATACGGGTTGGTCGGCAATCGACCTCAACTCCGCAACTGGGGCAACAAAGGTAGAGTTCGAGATCGAACAGGCAGAGCAAGACATCCAAAGGGCTTCGGTACAGCCAGATGCAACGCAGGGGAAAGAAATCGTTGCGCCTGAGAAGAAAGTTTCACTCGCTCAGCCATCGGGTGATTTTGAAGACGCAAGCAGGGATTCAACGACAACCTCAAATGAAAATCTTCCTAAAGAACTGGATGGTATCGAAACTCGTGGTGCTCAGAAGCGCATTCGCCAGCTTATCAAGCAGCGCAAGGAGCGTGATGAGCAGATTGAGAAGCTTCGTGAAGAAGTTCTCTCGCTAAAGAACTACGCACAGACTCGCGACAAGGAACTTGCATCGTCCATCAAGACGACAATCGATAGCACGGAGGGTCAGCTAAAGGCTCGCATTGCATCGGCAAAGGAACTGTTCAAGCGGGCAGCAGAGAATTCAGATACGGATGGAATGCTTCGTGCTCAAGAGGAAATGAGTGCGGCATACTCGGAGTCTACCCTTCTGGCCCAGCGCAAGAAGGCACTAGAAGACTACGATGAGACACTGAAGCAGCAGCAGGTCAAGCAGCAGGCTCAACAGCAGCAGCAGCAGGCCGCTAGCCAGCCAAAGTATGATCCAAAGGCAATTCAGTGGGCATCGAAGAACGAGTGGTTTGGCAAGGACCAGATCATGACCAATGCCGCTCTTTCGATTGATGCACAGCTAAAGGAAGAGGGCTTCGATCCTTCCGACGACGAGTACTACTCGGAGGTTGATCAGAGACTCAAGGAACAGTTCCCACATCGATTCGGCGGCCAGAAGGCTGTTGACAACGATGAGGGTGAGGAAGAAATCGCTCCGAAGGCAGCGCAAAAGCCTTCTCAGGTGGTCGCTGGTGCGTCACGCACACCGCGAACCTCTCAGACTTCAAAGGGCAACAAGGTCAAACTGACTCAAGAGGATGTTCGACTAGCCCAGAAGTGGGGTATTCCACTTGAAGTGTACGCGGCAGAAAAGCTAAAGGCCGAGCAGGCCAATGGCGAATACACTCTGGTACAGTAAAATAACAAGCGTGGAAGGAAATATACAGATGACAACACGAGAAATCAACTCACGTTCAAGCAATACTCGGGAAAACTCGAAGCGAAAGCTCCAGTTCGAAGAGCCAAACTGGCTGCACATTCCGGATTCCGTCAAGGAAAGGTTTGCAAACAATGGTAACAGCCTGCGTTGGATTCGTATTACCCTTAAGAATACTGAGGATTACCAGAATATCGGTAAGAGACAGGCTGAAGGGTGGGAGTTTGTTACCTCTGATGAGGTTCCAGAGATGCTTTCTTCCTCTATCGTGAGAGAGGGTGGACGTTATTCGGGTGCGGTCTGCCGTGGAGACCTTGCTCTGGCCAAGATGCCAACAGAGCTTGCCGAATCTCGTCAGGAATTCTATGAAAACCGCAGTAGAGAGATGGTACAGGCAGTAAATTCACAGTTGATGAACTCATCTGACAGCCGTATGCCTATCTCTAATGCAAGCAAGACCAATGTAAGCCGTGGAAAGTCGGCATCTTTCCAAGATTGACCTCAATCTAGCGGTTAAATTGGTATTGCCTTTGTCAATGTCTATCAGATAAGAAAGGAAAGTGTAAAAATGTCTACTTCAAAGACACTATCCGGTCTTACTCCTTCACGCATTGCTGGTGCCGCTTGCAATACGACTGGTTCTAACGAGTATCCAATCGCTTCAGCGTATGCCTCCAATATCTTTACGGGTGATATCGTAAAGGTTGTGAATGGGTATGTACAGGTAATTACCTCAACCGAAGATTTCGCCCGTGGCGTATTCCTCGGTTGCCGCTATGTCGCCAATGGCGAGCCAAAGTGGAGCCGTTACTGGCCCGCTAACACTTCTGCTACGGAAATCTATGCAGAGGTCATGGACAATGTCAATGCAACCTACCTGATTCAAGCAGATGCATCGATGTCAATTGGCGACATCAACAGCCAGAACTTCGGGGTAACTCTCGGTGCTGGTTCAACCGTAACCGGCAAGTCTGGCTTCGGCATCAAGGCTTCCACTCGCACGACCGGCGCAGCAATGCTTCGCCCAGTCGCCGTGTGGGGCGTTGATGGCAACGATATCAACGTTGCAGCCGAGCGGGCTTATCCAGTTGTCGAGGTTCGTATTGCTCAGAACGCAGACCACTTCATTTCTGTAGTGGCCAGCGTTGGTGCAGTAACCTCTGCAACGATCTAATGTAAGGAAGGAGTAAAGAAACATGGCTATTAATCGCGCTAGTATTGCGAAAGAGCTTCTTCCCGGCCTCAATGCAGTTTTCGGCATGGAGTACAAGGACGTAGATAACGAGCATGCCGTTCTCTATGCTATCGAGAACTCGGACCGTGCCTTCGAAGAGGAAGTCCTCTTCACGGGTTTCGGTGCGGCTCCAACGAAGGGTGAAGGCGCAGCAGTCCAGTATGACTCTGCACAGGAGAGCTACGTTGCTCGTTACACCAACGAGACCGTCGCTCTCGCCTTTGCCGTAACGGAAGAGGCAATGGAAGACAACCTGTACGACACGTTCGCGAAGCTTCGTGCCCGCGCTCTTGCTCGTGCAATGGCTAACACCAAGCAGGTCAAGGCTGCCGACGTTTTCAACAACGGCTTCAGCACCTCCTATCTTGGTGGCGATGGCGCAGCACTCTTCAGTGCTTCGCATCCAGTAGTCGGTGGTGGCAACCAGTCGAACACCTTTGGTGCAGTCGATCTTTCGGAGTCAGGTCTTGAGACCGCTCTGATCACGATTGCAAAGGCAAAGGATGATCGTGGTATCCTCATCGGCCTACAGGCCCAGTCGCTCCACATCCCACCGGATCTTATCTACACGGCAGACAAGATCCTCAACAGCACGCTGAGCACGACAACGGTAACGAACAGCACGACTGGCGTTACCAATGTCAACGACGTAAATGCAATTCGTCGTATCTCGGCAATGCCAAAGGGCTACTTCGTCAACCATCGGTTCACGGACACGAATGCCTACTTCATTCGTACCGACTGCCCCAATGGCGCGAAGATGTTCGTCCGTGCTCCTCTTGCTACGAAGATGGAGCCAGACTTCGATACGGGTAACCTTCGCTTCAAGGCTCGCGAGCGTTATTCGTTCGGTTGGTCTGACTGGCGCGGCTTCTATGGTGCTTCTGGTTCAACCTGATAAAGGTTGATATAACCAAAGCCCCGTAGGGAGTCAAACCTACAACGGCAAAGGGGGCGGGATGGAAATAAGAGGTAAATCTCTTTTCTGTCCCGCCCTTCTTTATTTGGTCTTTACGAATACAGATGGTATAATGTAGGGATCTTCAACTACATCAAAAGGAATAGACCATATGTCAACCACTCTTAGACAGGGTTATGTAGTCGGCAGTGGTGCCGTACTGGACGTAGTCTCAAGTGTTACGCTAGCTGATACTCGAATCAGGGGTATCTTTGCATCTGGTGTTGGTACCTTTCTAATTACTGGTGTTTCTACTGATCCATATGGTAATAAGACTGGAACAAACCTTAAGTTCAATCTTACTACCAATGTTGATGCTACGGACATTTTCCTTCCAGCAGAGGGTATCCGAATGGAAGGACCAGTAAAGGTTTCAGCACCAACGTCAGCAGCTACAGTCGCAATCTTCTACGGTTAATATTCAAGTTCAGTATCAGATCATGCCGACCTATACATATCTGGTCAATGACATCATCAACGCTACGGAAAATACCGGAAGTGAGTTCGTTGACTATATTCCGTACATGGTCAACAAGGCTGAAGAGCGGTTGGTCAAGGATCTGGACGATTACGGACTTGTTACCTACACTTCAGTTGCAGTAAGCGCAAACAAGAACATCATCTCACTACCTTCCGGAACCCGCGTAGTAAAGAACTTCAACATCAAGAGCGATGGCACGAAGATCAATCTTCTACTAAGGACCGATGAATTCCTCAACGATTATTGGCCAGTATCCGCTTCCGTTGGAGAACCCAAATACTATGCTCCACGTACTAATACAAATGTTCTCATTGCTCCAACTGCCGCTTCTACCTATGACGGAGAAATCGTCCACATCTCGCGACCGGTCACGCTGAGTTCTGCTGCGGATAGCAATTACTTCAGCGAATACTGCTATGATCTTTTGTTCTATGGCAGCATGGTCGAAGCCCTGATGTTCCAGAAGGACTACGCGACAATGCAGGTATTCGAGGCCAAGTACAAGCAGATCCTTGAACTACAGCGCAACCAAGCTCGTAGAACAAGAAGGGATGACATGCAGGTTCCAGCAAGCCCTGCTGGTGGCGACAATACATTGGTTCCAAACTCAAACTGATATAAAGGGAGAAAGTTGAAATGGCTGGTCTGAAGAAAACACTTAACCTGCTGATGTCTAGCAGGACTGCCGGTGAATCAAAGGTTGCACCTGCTCTTCGTGAGACTAAGGAATATGCGATGGGCAAGGCAAAGGGTGCTGCTGCTGGTGCTGGTGCTACTGCCGCTGGCTACGAAGGTGCCAAGATGGTCCGTGAAAAGATGAAGAGCGATGATGAAGCTCGTCGCCAGTCTATGGACCCAAATGAGATGTACAAGGCAGTTCTTACACCAGATGAGATGGATGTACTTGAGGAGTATACTCGTACAAAGGCCTCAAAGGGTTCAGCTACAAAGAAGGCTATGGGTGGCAAGGTTGGTAGGGGTTGTGGTGCTGCCATGCGTGGCGGTGGTGCAGTAATGCGTAAGGGAAGGATGTGATACTAAAATGGCAAAGTCTAAGGTAAAGAAGCCAGTAGATCCAATGAAGGAAGATCCGTATGCAGCGGATGTAACTTCCGGTATTGGTGGTAGCGTCGTAAAGGAAGATCCTATTCCACCTCCTCCACCCCCACCTCCTCCACCTGCTCCAAAGCCACCAGTAGTCAAGAAGGCTATGGGCGGCAAGATCGGTAGAGGTTGTGGTGCAGCAATGCGAGGTGGTGGCGCAGTGATGCGTAAGGGAAAGATGTACTAAGATGGCCAGACAACGTAGATCTCCTTCTGCATTTGATCGTGCATTTGCAGAAGCTCGCGCAAGAGGAGATAAGACCTTTGAATTTACTACTGCTGATGGTAAAAAGGGAACTTATGGTACACGACTGAAGGGCGAAGATACTGCCAAGTATGAAAAAAATCTATCAGAAAAGGCTAGAATTCGTTCTTCAAATATTCAGTCTCAAGAAGATTCATATTCAATGCCAGCTATTTCTAGAGAAGCAGATCTTGAAACAGTAGCAGGATATGGAAGATCTCCCACAAATACTGAAGTAGATATTCAAGAAAGAACAGATTTTTATGAAAAGCCATCAAGACTTTATGCTGAAAAAAAGACTGGTGGCAAGATTGGTAGGGGTTGTGGAGCGGCAATGCGCGGTGGTGGCGCAGTGATGAGAAAGGGAAGAAAGTAATTTACAATGCCTCTCAAGAAGGGTAAGTCAGATAAGGTAATCAGCAGCAACATCAGAATGCTGATGAAAGAGGGCAGGCCACAGAAGCAAGCTGTGGCTATTGCTCTTAGATCTGCAAATGCAAAGAGACTAGCCGAAGGTGGACTCCCATCATTGGTAACAAGCAAGTATAATCTTCGTCAAGCGATCAATACTCGTGATGACGAGAACATGCCAATGGAAGAGCGTATTGCAGCACAACGTGTAATGCGAAAGGCTGGAAAGACTCCTGTACGGGAAATGAAGCGCCAGATGAATCGTACTGGTGATCTGATGGTAATGAAGATGGGTGGCTATGTATCCCGAGTAAATGAAGCTGGGAACTATACCAAGCCAACCATGAGAAAGCAGCTTTTCAACAGAATCAAGGCTGGTACAAAGGGCGGAGATGCGGGAGAATGGTCAGCTAGAAAGGCACAGCTTCTTGCATCAGAATACAAGAAGCGTGGTGGAGGATACAGGTAACCAATACTATGGCAAAGGGAATGATCAAGGACCCGCAAGAGAGTCTGAAGGCTTGGACAAGACAGAAGTGGCGTACAAAGTCCGGTAAGCCTTCAAAGGAAACAGGAGAGCGATATCTACCGGAGCAGGCAATCAAGTCACTGTCTGCAAGTGAATACGCCGCAACAACGGCAGCAAAGAGGGCTGGTACTCGAAAGGGCAAGCAGTTCGTCAAGCAGCCAAAGTCAATCGCTCAAAAAGTAAAGCAATTTAGGAATTTTTGAAAATGGCACTTACAGACGCAGAAAAGAACAAGCTACGCAAGTTGGGGCTTAGCGGTCTTAACAAGCCAAAGAACACTCCATCTCATCCTACCAAAAAGGGTGTGGTGGCAGTACGTTCTCCTTCTGGCGGCGTAAAGGTAATTCGGTTTGGTGACCAGAAGATGGGTCATAACTATTCACCAGAAGCCCGCAAGGCATTCAAGGATCGCCATGCAAGGAACATTGCAAAGGGTCCGCAGAGCGCAGCCTACTGGGCTAACAAGCAGTATTGGGCTGGTCCTTCTGGCTCGAAGAAGATGCCGCCTAAGTCGCAGCAGTACGTCAGGGGCATCAAGCGATAAATGGCTATTTCAAGATCAAGTGTAGGGAGACAGATTTCAATGCCAATGGGTAAGAAGCCAAAGCTCGGTTCGGGTGAACGATTTGCAAAGCTCACTAAGAGCATTGCAGCTAGAGGCAATGTAAAGAATCCAGCAGCAGTAGCAGCAGCAATCGGTCGCAAGAAGTATGGTGCCGAGAAGATGCAGAAGATGGCTGCTGCTGGTCGCAAGCGCAGCAAAAGCTGAGTTAACGCGCATAAAGTCAACTAAAGGGGAGATTCCAAAGCATGTCAACTAGTGGGACATATAACTTCAGCATGGACATTGATGAAGTTATCCAAGAGGCTTTGGAAATGATTGGTGGCGAGCAGACATTGGGAAACGATCCAAAGTCTGCTCGTCGTTCCATCAACCTCCTTCTTCAAGACTGGCAGAACAGGGGTATTCTCCTATGGTCAACCAATACGACCGTAGTCGATGTTTCTGTATCAGTCACTGCCTATTCCCTTTCATCCAACATGGTCGATGCTATGGAAGTGGTAGTGAACCTAAGTGCTACTGATATCCAGCTTGATCGTATTTCTATGGAAGAGTACCTCAAGATCCCACGAAAGAGCCAGACTGGTCGTCCTACCCAGTATGCAATTCGTAGGGGTAGGTCAAATCCAGAACTCTATCTCTGGCCTATTCCGGACAATGATGACTATTCTCTCAAGATCGAAAAGATCAAGTATCTACAGGATGTCAATAAGTCTGCTGGTCAGATTGCAGATGTGTCCAGACGTTTTCTGCCGTGCATTACTGCTGGTGTTGCTTATTTCATGTCCCTCAAGCGAGCAGGTATCGATGGCAATCGCATCATGTTCATCAAGCAGGAATATGAAGAACGTCTTGCAAGAGCTATGGATGAAGATAGAGAAAGGACAAGTCTGAGGATTGTACCAAAGCTGAACTTGGTGTAAAATACGAAGATGGCTACTACCAGAATAGCATTAGGCATCTGCGACACTTGTGGATTTCAATATCCATATCGTGAACTGAAGCGTAATAGCTATGGAATGATGGTTTGTTCAGAAGATTATGAAGGACAGTATGATCTAAAGAACCATCCTCAGAATAGATCACCTAATGTTCGAGATGACGAGTACATCCGTAACCCCAGACCACCTTTGAATAACGACCGTAATATCGTCTGGAACAACGCCAGTATAGACTGGGAAGACGAAACTCAATACTGGAACCTAGTTTAAGGAGCGGATATGGCTACTCTCACTGGCAAGACGATTGCCAATACATACAAGGATCTCCTACAGGTCAGCAACAATAACGGGGGTGTCGATGGCACCCTCCGTACTGTTTCTGATGGTGAGGGTACCAATTCCCCACTACAGCTAAGCAACAGCGCAGTCAACATCAATGGTACTTTCCAGCTAAATGGAAATACCCTTACTGCAACTGCTTCTGCTCTCAATGCAGTCACGGATCTCAGTGGTGTAACTGGTCTTGTAGCAATGACGGGAGGTACTCCTCTAAGTAGATCCATTGCAGTAGGAACTGGTCTATCGGTCACGAATGCTGATGGCGTGGCTGGCAATCCAACAGTAGAACTTGATTCTACCGCAGTTGTAGCTGGCAGTTATGGCCCTGTATCAAACTTCGCAGTAAATGCAAAAGGTCAGGTAGTTAGTGCATCTACTCCAGTATCGGTATCCATTGCTACTGTTCGTACTTCTGAGTTTGTAGCAGACAACGTCCTTGTCAGTTCTAATGTAAGTGTAAAAGGTGATGTACTTGTAAGTGGTGGTCTTGAGGTTCTCGGAGATGTAAGTTCCAATCATCTTTACGCGACAAGCATCAATGTTTCGGTTTTGAATGCATCCCAAATTACAGTAAGTGTTTTAAATTTTATTACCGTTAGCGTAAGTACTATTACTACAAATCAACTTGTAGTTACTCAGAGAGCTTCAGTAAGTGCTTTGAATGTAATTTCAAAAGTAAGTGGTACAACAGCAGTATTTACTGGAACTGTAAGTGCAAATGAATTTGATGCCTCAATTGCCAACTTTAATGGAAGGGTTTCAGTTGGAGGTGCTATTAATGTAACTGGCGCAGTTAGTGGTACTTCTGCGGTATTTACTGGAATTGTAAGTGCTAATGAAGTTGATGCTTCAATTGCCAACTTTAATGGAAGGGTTTCAGTTGGAGGTGCTATTAATGTAACTGGCGCAGTTAGTGGTACTTCAGCCGTCTTTACTGGTTTAGTAAGTGCTCTATCTTTTTATGGTGATGGTTCAAATCTAACCAATCTTCCAACAGCTCCAGTATCAGTTTCGGCATACACAGTCAATGTCCTTACGGTAGTCAGTGCAGCAACAGTCAATGGCATCATCAGTGCAACCAACTTTGTTGGTGGTGGTGCTGGCCTGACAAACGTCAGTGCAATCTTTGCAGCTAGTGCAACAAATGCTACTAATGCCGTGAATGCCACTTCTGCTGTATTTGCATCAAGCGCAACAAATGCCACAAATGCTGTCAATGCCACATCGGCTGTGTTTGCCTCAAGTGCTACCAACGCAACCAATGCAGTTAGCGCAGTGTTTGCCACGTCAGCCACGAATGCAACTAACGCTGTAAATGCCACTAATGCAACATCTGCTGTATTTGCAACATCAGCGACAAATGCTACTAATGCCGTCAACGCAACCAATGCCACATCGGCAGTATTTGCAGCTAGTGCTACAAATGCAACAAATGCAGTCAATGCTACATCAGCAGTATTTGCAACATCGGCTACTAATGCGACAAATGCTGTAAATGCTATTAATGCGACATCTGCCGTATTTGCAGCTAGTGCTACCAATGCGACTACAGCAGTAAACGTAGCTGGTGGTGGTACTGTAAATGCTCTTAGTGCTGTATTTTCCGGCATTGTATCGGCAAATGAAGTTGATGCATCAATTGCAAACTTTATTGATAGAGTATCAATAGGTGGCGCTCTTAATGTAACTGGAGCAGTAAGTGGTACTTCTGCGGTTTTTACAGGTATTGTAAGTGCCAATGAAATTGACTCTTCTATTGGAGCTTTTACTGGAGCCGTATCGGTAGGAGGGGCACTCAATGTTGTCGGTGCTGTAAGTGGAACAAATGCTGTATTTTCTGGAACTGTAAGTGCTGCGTTTGGTTACTTTACATCCTTTCTTAATGTTGCTGCTTCTACAAGTATTCTAAATCTTACTGCAAAATCACTTACTATGCAGGGTCCTGTAAGTGGTACTTCAGCAATCTTTACTGGAACTGTAAGTGTAAATACTATTGATGCTTCAATTGGCAGTTTTAGTGGTGCTGTATCTGCAACTGGTCCAGTTAATATTGCAGGAGCAGTAAGTGGTACTACAGCAGTATTTACAGGAATTGTAAGTGTAAGTGCTATAGCTTTTGGTACTGGAAACTTAGGTAAAAAGATTGCTGTTTCTGGCGCAGCAATTGCTACTATTGTAAGCCTAACTGATGCTGCTTCGATTGCAGTAGATTTCAATACTTCTCAGAACTTTGCAGTCATGCTGACTGGCAACAGGACATTGGAGAATCCAACAAACTGCGTTGCTGGACAGACTGGCTCTATCTTCGTCATGCAAAACGTATCGGGTGGCAAGACACTTTCATTTGGAAGCAACTGGAAGTTTGCAACAGGAACAGCGCCGACACTTACAACCACTGCTTCTGCGGTGGATCGCATTGACTACATTGTCTTTACGTCTACAGCCATTCATACTGTAGCAACATTGGATGTCCGATAAGACATAAATCATAGAGGAAAACTAGAATGTCAAGCACATATACGACAAGGCTAAGGCTTGAGAAGCAGGGTGATGGAGAGAATCCAAACTCTTGGGGTGACATTCTCAACCAGAACGTCATCGACCTGATTGATGAAGCTGTTGCTGGCTATGTCGTAGTCTCGGTAAGCAGCGTTCCAGTCACTCTTTCGGAGAACAATGGTTCTGTTGATCAGTCCAGAAATGCATCTTTGGAATTTGCTGGAACACTTACGGCAGACGTTACCATTACAATCCCATCACATGAAAAGACGTACTTCATTCGAAATCTTGCTTCTGGAAGTACTGTATCAGCAACTTTTGCAGTAAAGATGAAGACTGCTAGTGGTAACGTGTATACGGTTCCAGACCAGAATACGTTTATTGCTTGCGATGGAACAAATATCCATTCGATCACATTTCCTACCTCTGTAAGCTCCTTCACTGCAAACCAGCTAACGGTAGTCAGTGCTGTAAGTGCAGCTAGTGGAATTTTTCAGACTGGTATCTTTACTACAAACATCCAGACTCCAAGAGTATCGGTATCTTCATCCATTGCATTTGGAGTTGTTTCTGTATCTGCATCAACGACAACTACAACTGATTATTTCACGATCAAGGGGGCTACTGGCAATATTGGATTTGGAACAAAAACTCCAGTCAAGCAGCTTGAAATTACTAAGTCAGCAAGGGCACATATTGTAAGCCTGTCTGATGTTTCGGTATCTGTAAGTATTCCTATTGACTTCAACATTGGGCAGAACTTTGCAATTGAGTTAACCGGCAATCGTACTCTAGAAAATCCAACAAATTGCGCCGCTGGTCAGACTGGTTCAATCTTTATTGCCCAAAATGTCTCCGGTGGAAAGACCCTGTCATTTGCAGGTAACTGGAAGTTTGCAAATGGAGATGCTCCAACACTTACAGCAGTTGCTTCAGCAGTAGATAGACTAGATTATATTGTCTATACTTCTACTGCTATCCATGCAGTTCTGACTAATGATGTAAAATAAGATAAAGGGAACAATAGATCAAATGCCTTTTCAGAATAACGTACTAGCTGGCGCTTCTGGAGCTACTGGCTACGATGTCCCCTACTCGCTGCGCTTCCGCCGCGCCAATAGCGCGTATCTGTCTAGAACTCCGGCAAGCACCGGAAATCAGCAGATTATGACTTTTTCTTGGTGGATGAAGATCGGAGAGCTTCCT